ACACCACGATTAGCCCTACAGTTACTTGGTACTGAGGTTGGTCGTGGTATTTTCCATGAAAATTTTTGGGTTGATAGGTTAGAAAGACTTATTGATAGAGAGAAAAATTATGTCATCACTGATGTACGATTTCAAAATGAAATTGATTTTGTACACAAAAACGGTGGTGTTATGATTGAAGTGCGGCGTGGTATTTCTCCACACTGGTATGAAATTGCATCACAAGCAAATAGAGGTTCACATAAAGCCGAAAGTTTTATGTATGAAAATGGTCCACATGAATCTGAATGGAGATGGATAGGTGGGCATATTGACCACACCATTGAAAATGATGGTACTGTGGAAGACTTGAAAAATATTTTAATGAAGTGCTTGACTCGTTCTTACGGATCGAATACAATAAGTGAATTGACTGAAGGAGTATCGTAATGAAATTATCCAATGAGACCTTGACGGTTCTTAAAAATTTTGCCAACATTAATCCTGGCATTGAGTTTAAGACTGGTAAGAAACTGACAACCATTTCTGCAACCAAGACTGTCTTGGCAAAAGCTGGAATTAAAGATGACTTTCCACAAGATTTTTGTATCTATGATTTGAACCAATTTTTGTCGGTTCAATCCTTGTACAAAGACGGTGAAATTGATTTTGATAACGAACATGTTATCTTTAAAGTTGGCCGTAAGAAGCTCAACTATCGCAAGACTGCAAAGAGTATGATTGTAACACCACCAGATAAAGAGTTAAATCTTCCTACTGTGGATGTATCTTTCACACTGAAAGAAGATGAATTGGCTTCTGTACTTAAAACAGCAAGCATTCTACAATCACCAAATATTGCCATCACATCTGATGGTGCAAAGATTTACATCACAACCTGTGATTCAAAAGATAACTCTGCACATACCGACTCTACAGAAATTGCAGATGGTAATGGCAAAAAGTTTAAGGCATTATTCTTAACTGAAAACTTTAAGATGATTGCCGGTACCTATGAGGTACAAATTTCTTCAAAAGGACTATCCTATTTTAGAAATACAAAAGAAGATATGCAATACTGGATTGCTATTGAAGCTAAAGAATCAGACCTAACATTTGGAGAATAATATGATTTGGATTACAGAATCAGCAAGCGGCAACAAGATTGCCATTAACCCCACATACATTGTGGCCGTTTTCACTATTACTGATGGTGAACAACAAGGTAAAACAGCAATCAACTTGACCAATGGTAATGTTGTTGTTAATGAATCTGATTATGATGTTGTTGGAATGATGGTTGCAAAATGACTAAAGTAAATACATTATTTGGATCCTTTGATGATGAAGCTTTGAAGAAACTCAAAGGGTATGTGGATGAAGCGGTTCACCATATGCATAAGAATGATTCCAACAATGCTGCAATCAAAGACATTATTGACCTTGCATATGATGAGTTGAAGATTCCTAAAAAGATTCTTAAACGCATGGCAAAAACACAACACAAGAATTCATTCCAAACTGAGGTTGCAGAATCTAAAGAGTTTGAAGCACTGTACGAAAGTATGGTTGAGGTTAAGTAATGCAACAGTTGGAGATTCAATTTTTTTATCCATTGGCGGAACAAACGACATTGGATTTGGATTTTACTCCATGCGAACAATGGATTGCTGAGTGGCAAAAGAAACAATCGGCCAATAGTACTGTTTACTATACACCACTTCTTATTTCTAATGGTGGTGTCGGAATTGGTTCAATCACAGCATCACCAGTAATGAGTTCCTTTGTTTTAAGACCTGATGCGAAAAAAAATGTTGGTAAGTGGGAAATCACAAATTCTATGTTTGTGTATATACCCACTAAGCCAAATGCAGTCGTAAGATTTTTTGCCAAACATTTGCTTGGCTTTAAATGGCACGATGAATAATGAATTTGGAAGTTTAGTCCCTTCCGAATGTGAAGCTCTATACCGCTTCATTTTTAAAAACGTAACTAAGGAGATAAAATGTTACACAATATCGTAAAAGTGGTGAATTCTCACCCTAATTTGACACCTAAAAAACTGAACTATTATCGTTCAACATTAAGCACACCATTAGATTCTTGCCCCTCATTACCGAAATATGAAGACCTGTTAACAGCAAAAGCTTTTAAACCAGGACAATCTTACGTTGTTTTAATTAAGGTAAAATTTCTTTTTGCTGATGATAAGTACAATAGAATTCGTGAATTGAATTTGATGAAAGCTATGAAACATTTAGATGCATGTAATGGATTCTCATATTCTTATGCAAATACGCTTGTTGCTTTTTTAAGACCCAATGGTAAATTAGTTTTAACTCAAGGAAATCATAGAGCTGCAAAACTTTATCTAACACAAGGCGGTGATGCTTATGCTGTTGTTAGTTTACATATTCATAAAAATTCCGATATTAATACTTGTGAACAAGTTGAAGCATTAAATTTTACCACAGATAATACCAAACGTTGGAACATGGTTCAAGAACACAAATTTAAAGGTGGTTATGTATCTGGTGAAAAAGAATATGTTGATTTGTATAATTTTGTAAAACCATTTGGTGTTTCAATTGCTAATACAAATGAAGGAGATTACATTGCGACACACACATTTGAATCTTATGGTAATTTATCTGAATCTTTAGGTTTTGATGATACTACAAATAAAGATTATGTTAAGATTGCTTTACAATCATTAGTGAATCATTTAACAGAAAAAGATATTAAAGGTTTCCTTTTTGTTGGCCTAGTAATGTTTCAAAAAGTTTTTGGTGAACGTATGCGTAAAATCCAAAAAGTTAATAAGAAAATTTCATTTGATGATTTTATTAAATATGTTTTTACCGAACGTAGGTTATTTAATGGAAACGGACCGTTAACCACTCAACAAGATATTGTTGAAGATTCTGGCGGCATCAAAATCCGTGAATTCTTTGCTTCACGATTTGTGGTGTTATTCAATGAATATTGTTGGAATAGAGGAGTTACATTGAACGGAACAGGTCTCAGAGGTAATGTTGCAATTCCAGAATCTTGCGCTGAATGGAACAATCTTGTAGATGGTGTTTCATCAGTGAAACGTAGGTTATTTTCAGCCGAACGTTTCTAATTGAACTTGACATGGCCTTCAGGCCATGTTATAATTTTATTTTATATTATGGAGTATTTGAATGTCACACATTTTATGGGTCGAGAAGTATCGTCCTAAGACCATCGAAGAATGTATTCTTCCTGATGGTATCAAAGCAACATTTCAGGAGTATGTAAATCGCAAAGAGATTCCCAATCTCTTGTTGGCCGGTTCTGCTGGTGTTGGTAAAACTACAATTGCAAAGGCTCTCTGTGAAGAAGTCGGTTGTGATTACATTATGATTAACGGTTCAGATGAATCGGGTATTGATGTTCTACGGAACAAAATCAAAAACTATGCATCGTCAATGTCCTTGTCTGGTGGACGCAAGGTTGTTATCATTGACGAAGCAGACTATCTAAATCCAAATTCAACTCAACCTGCCATGCGTGGTGCGATTGAGGAGTTTGCATCCAACTGTTCTTTCATCTTCACATGTAACTTTAAGAACAGGATCATTGATCCAATCCATTCTCGTTGTACTGTTGTTGACTTTAAAATCAATGGCAGTAAACAAAAGATGGCTGCGGCTTTCTTTAAACGTGCTGAGTGGATTCTGGAACAAGAAGGTATTACCTACGACAAAGCCGTGGTCGCTGCGGTAATCACCAAACACTTTCCTGACAATCGCCGTGTTCTTAATGAATTGCAGCGTTACAGTGTTAGTGGCACAATCGATAAAGGTATTCTTGCATCAGTTTCCGATGTGCAACTGAGTGAGTTAGTATCTTCACTTATGAACAAGGACTTTGCTTCTTGTCGTAAATGGGTGACAAACAACCTTGACAATGACGTTGCCAGAATCTTTAGAAACATCTATGATGGTTTGTATGAGAAGTTGAAACCAAATTCTGTGCCACAAATGGTTCTAATCTTGGCCAAGTATCAATATCAATCAGCCTTTGTTGCAGACCATGAAATCAATTTGATTGCTTGTTTGACGGAACTTATGGTTGAATGTGAATTCAAATGAGTCCGTTCGACTATGCTGATTTCATCCTAAGAAAAAAGACACCAGAAGGTGACTTAGATTTCAAGGATTATGCACCTTTTCTAATCAACCGGTCTCTTTCCAACCACCTAGACTGTGTACTACATGTCAATGAAATCAACATGTGGCCTGGTCTGGACAAGGACATGCAATACCAGTATCTTCTAAATAGTATCAGGCCCATGAAACGGAAGTTTGTTCCGTGGCAAAAAGCCGATTCTGATAGGGATATTGAGTGTGTGAAAATCTATTTTGGTTATTCAAACGCCAAGGCTAAAGAAGCCCTTCGTATTCTTACTGATGAACAAATCGCTGATATAAAAACAAAAATAGATACAGGCGGAGTGAAGAATAATGATAGACGTTAAAGACCTAGTTGAAGTGACATTGGATGAAAAAGATGATTTTTTAAAAGTCCGTGAGACATTGACACGGATCGGTGTTGCGTCCAAGAAGGACAAGACACTATATCAATCTTGCCACATACTCCACAAACGTGGTCAATACTATGTGGTACATTTCAAAGAGTTGTTTGCCCTAGATGGTAAACCAACCGACATTACCGAAAATGACCTATCACGTAGGAATGCTATTGCAAACCTATTGGAAGATTGGGGTCTAGTAAAAATTGTCAACAAGAAACAGACCGAGGTACCTGCACCTATCTTTCTTTCACAGGTAAAGATTCTTTCTCATAAAGAGAAGAATGAGTGGCAATTAACTCCAAAGTACAATATTGGTAAAAAACCACAACCGGCTTGACAACCTGTATAAATAATACTATAATAATGGTGCCGTGCTCTTTGAGGCGGCAATTTTTTAATCTTGCTTTTTAAGGAGAAAACTATGACAGGATTACTGTTTCCAAAATTCGACCAACTGTACCCAAACATGATTGGTCTAGACCAGATTACCGATATGTTGCAATCTGCAACCAAAGATATTGCGAAATCTGTACCAACTTATCCCCCATATAATATC